AGAAGCAGGGCAAAATATCTGTACCCTACATAACTGTTCATATTCTCAAACGGTTAATGATCGCGCTTGATGTGGCACAACTTATTGATGACCATCTGATGAGTAGCGTAAATAAACCAAATGTACCTGAGCAAGAACCAGGGGTTGTGATACCTGCTGAAGTATGTCTAACAAGCGAACCTGTAGACGATGCCGAGCCTCCATGTGAGGAGGTCGACGAATTTGATGATTGGCTAGTCGACTTGGATAGGGAGTTAAAAGAAATTGAACATTTACGGTTGTTTGGGGCGGACCCTGAAATAGAGACTGATCGTTTCCTTTCTTGCGAGGACCACACCTAATGTGTAAACAAAAGGGGAGCCCGTTGTACAAAGCAAATAAGGGATTAATAGTCTATGCAGATACTTTTGGTATTCCTAGGGAGTTGTCTATCCCTTTTGTCCACTTGTTCTTAAAATATGTAGATAAGAACGGTGAGGAATATGCTGTCCGTTTATTTAAAGAGATCAAACTTTCTTTTATACATCGGAAAGCCTACAATGAGCATTTCTTTGTCCCCTGGTTATCCCACAACAATAAGAATCATCGTGGTGTGATTGGAGGCTTGGAAAAATGGTGTTCTATTAACCATAAAAGATGGTCCCAAGTTATTAAATTATTGGGTATTTACACAACCATTTTTGCTCATGATCTCTTACCTTCTCAAGAGAAGAAATTTCTTGATGGGGTAACGTGTCGCAATATTGAAATACCAGAATGGATTATGAGAATGGTTCAAGAAGGAACTCAACGATGTTCTGAAGAGTATTCCCTTGAAAAACACTCGTTCCTGCGTCTTCCCAAATATTTATGGGAATATAGTGTTTCACCAACTAGACGCGCACCATTACCGGACAATACGTCTATTCCGGAAAACCAAATGGTGTGGAAAACCCTATTGTATACCAGGTTTACTTCTTTCGGTATGGATATCCGAGGAAGGTTTCGAGATATTTTTGATAAACTCGAATTTGGTATTGACGTCGACTTTCCAGAAGACGTCCCAGACTTAGTCTGTTTTAAAAACTCGGTCGGGAAGATAGGCTTTATTCAGGAACCAGGTATGAAGTTGAGGGCTGTAGCAAATCCAGGGCGTATTTATCAATGTGCCCTTCGGCCCCTGGGGGACTCCCTATTTAATATGTTAAAGGAGTTACCCTGGGATTGTACTTTCGATCAAAAGAAAGCGATCCCCTTCATACAGAACCGTTTGAAGAACGGTTTGTGCCATTCGGTAGACTTAACGGGAGCAACTGATTATTTCCCGTTAGATCTGCAAAAGCAGGTTTTGAATGTCCTTTTTCAAAAGGATAGATATAGATACAAAGATTTGTTTTATTCGATCTCTCGAGGAGACTGGTTATACAAAAACAGTTCTCTTCGATGGACTAAGGGGCAACCCTTAGGCTTGTATCCATCCTTTCCCGCTTTTGCTATCACCCATGGAATCCTTCTTTTTGCTTTAAATGGATTCAAACATGACCACCAATTTTTTATTTTAGGTGATGATGTTGTGATACTGGATGATAACTTGTATAATCTATACATGTCTGTCATGGAATCATTGGAGTGTCCGATTTCGCCGTCCAAGAGTATTTCTTCTCAGACGATTGCGGAATTTGCCGGTATTATTATTTCTACCGAGGATGTAGTACTCCAACTTAAATGGCGTCCAACTTCAGACGATTCATTTTTAGATACCATGAGAAATCTTGGTCCGCCTGCCCTTAAACTTATGCGTCCTCGCCAAAAGAAGGTTTGTAAACTTCTATGGGAGGTCCCAGATTTCATGGGAGGTTTGGGGTTTAATCCGAAAGGAAAACCCTTGTCCGATCGCATATATGAATCACTAGTCCTTTTAGGTGATCCCAGTTTAAAAGCTTTTCTCCTGAGTCTTAATCATTTTGTAGTTGCTAACAATTATGAAAGCAACCATGGGAATATCTCTTTTGTATTGGAGATATTCGATCCCGACAAGGGATTTAAAGATTTAATCCATAGTATACTACCCATTCTAATCAAATGGTATGGTATTTCTGGAGGAAACTTATGGTGGAAAAGGCCTGATCTGAGACTTAAGTTACAGTCATCAGACATGAGGAGTTCTTTGCTGGCGACACTGTTATAAAGGTTCCATAGGCTTTGGCAAAGAGTAACGTTTGAAGTAGAACACAAAGCATAGAACTAAGAAGACGAAAACAACGATACCTCACGCAGACGACCTG